CGGGCTCTCGGAGCCAATGTATTTCCACTTGGAAACTGGCAGCTCGCGGACCTTCAACAGAATGTCTTCGGGCCGCACTTCCGTGAAGTCGTGCTTCGCGTTCACGTCGGAGAGCATGCCAGCGAGTCCGATGATTGAACTGATGTTCAACCCGCCGCCTCCGCCTCCGCCGCCACCTGCGGCAGCTACCGGAGAGCCTGCGTTGCCACCGAAGCCGGTGTCATACTTCTGCGGCTCGTAGAGAAGTCCGCCGAAGCTGGAAATCTGGCCGATGGCGTTGTTCAAAAATGCTGCGTCGCGCAAAGTCTTCTGCGCTTTCAGGTCGAACCGCTGGCCCGTCAACTGACGCTGGCCTTCACGACCTTGGATGTCGAAACTTGCGGCCTCGCGACCAGTAAGACCACCGGACGGGAGGTTCTCGTTACCGATAGCGAATGCCGCTGCTGAGCGTGCTTCGCCCTGTTGCTCCGCGGTCTGAATCGTCGGGAAAATCCCGCTGAGGATTCGCGCGCGTGCGTCCTGAATCTGCTGACCGGCTTGGCCGAGATTGATTGCTTGCTGCTGCCGGACTTGCTGAAGGCGGACAGCCTCGGAACCGAGCGCGTGAGCGACGGGCCCGCCGATGGAGCGTTTGTCGAGCGAGAATCCACTGCCGGATGCTGCGCCGATGCCGGACCGAACGAGTTCGGCCTGGAATTCAGGCGGGAGCGTCGCGCCAGCCTGTAGCGCGGCGTTTGCCTCGCTGAAAAGTTTGTCTTTGAGAGCTTCCTGCTGCGGGTCGGCCTGAATGTTCTCTTCGAAGAGCTTCGAGGCTACGCGCGCGGACTCGCGGGACGACGGCTCACGCCCAAGCTCCGCGACGAGGTTTTTCTTCCCCTGCTCGCGGAGCTGATACAGCTCGGGGTCGTATTGCTTCTGCAATTCGAGCCGCTTGTCGAGGAAGCCCTTGTCATACTTGGTGACGAGCGTGTTGATGCGGTCGGGGTCATACTGGTCCTTCAGCATCTTTTGTTGCCGAACAATTCCTTTTTTCTGGGTAGCATACGCACGGTCAGCCGCATCTTTCTCGATGAGGCCGGTGACAACCGAAGAACCCGCTCCTAAAACTTGACCCATAATTACGTCTCCAAAAGATACTTAACCGCGCTCTGTAAAATTTCAGGGCGGTCCTTAAAACAACCCAAACCAAGATTGCAGTTTGAACAGAGCAAACCGCGAACCTTTTTTGTCTCATGACAATGGTCTACACAGGGAGAGATTAGTTTCTCCCCGCAAACCTTGCACAAGCCGTTCTGTTCCCGCAACAGTCTCTCCACCTCTAGGGAAGGAATCCCATAAAGTTTTTCTTGTCGGCGACGGGTCGCACGGGCAATCCCAAGTTTCACTTTCTCGGGATTTTTTCTCTTCCACTGCCGGTCATACTCAAGGAGTCTGTCCCGGTTTTTAATCTTCCAAGCCCGTCGGCTCTTTCGCTGAGTTTCAGTCATAGGACTTTATGATATCCCGTCTCAATCGGGGTGAACCCGTGAGCCGCGAAAAATTTCTCGAACCCGAACGGGCTGCCCATCAGGATTCGTTGGCATTGCTCAAACCGAGCAAAGCTTTCTGCGTTATACAACAACCGACCACCAAACTTGTGATTGCGATGCTCCGGCATCACGAACCACCAGTTGACCAGACAAATCTTGTCCGCGCTGAACTGGTCCGTCCCAGTTGTCAGCCCGAGAATGCCGCGGAGTTTCCAGTGCTCGTTTTCCTTTTCGAACACCCCGAGCACTCCGCCCTTCGAGCTGTCCGTGGCGTCCTGCCAAAACTTCAGAAAATGTTCCCAAGCAAACGTGCCGGGATACTTGAACTCGGTGAAGCACGATTCCGCGAGCGGACGAATCATGTCCAGTTCCTCAGAGTCGAGGAACCACGTCCAGACCGTCGGCTCGGTTACAACTTCACCAGTGCCCATACAAATTTCGTCGGCTGCATGTTGGTGTGAGGCAAAGCCGCCCCCGTATAGTCAGGAACCGCCGCCAGACTGAACTGACGCGACGTGATGAACATCGTTCCGTTTGGTGGGTCGGGCATCACACCATTTTTCGTCCCGTTGATGCTGCCGTCGCCGCGAACTTCAAAATGGTTCGGGGGCTTCGGCCCGGGGACTTCGATTTTGTCCGGGTCCGCCGCGCCGGGGCCCTGCCCGTCATCGACGCGTTGGAAAAATGCATTGTTGTCCGAGTTCAGCAAGGTCGCCGAGCCGACAACGTGCGAGTGTTGCTCGATTTGCGTCGAGTTGAGAATGACTTCCTCTTGCCCGACTGCGTCTGCCTGCGCTCGCGCGCTGATTCCCGAGTCTGTCGGGAAAGAGGTCGACGGAGAAAGACCGGGGTCCTTCGTTGCGACGCCGAAAACTTTTCCGCGGCACGTGATGTCGTTCTGTCCGACGTATTCCCAGCCGGGGTTCGCCGTGACGGCTGCCGTCAACGTCGCCGTGGTGACAAACTTGATGTCGCCGGGCGTTCCCGCGACCGTTCGCCACTGCCCGCGCTCGAAGTGAATCAGACAGTTGATGTCCGTGTCGAAAAACTGTTCGAGTTCGACTGGAGACACGGGCCGCTGGGCTGTGGTGCCGCTCGGGGGCGGGTTCCCACCTGGACGCCACGCAGAGCCGTCCCAAAAATACCACGTGATAGCGCGAGTGCCGACCGTGCGGAGCCAAATCACCGGGTCATCCGCTCCGGGCGTGCCCGGGTCGGTCTGACTGACAACGAAGACGCGAGTCACGCTGTCGTCGATGTTGATGGGAACGTAGCCGCCCTCGGTCGCGCTGAAAACATACCAGCGGTCACCATTTTTCAACCACGGGCCAACGTTCGTCGCGGGTTCCGTATCGCCGGACACGAAAAAGTTCGTGCCCTCGGGCGACTGAATCGACAGCCGCTCAATGAGCGCGTCCTGGAAGTCCTGCAAGTCGCCGTCAAAGTCCGGCGGGAGCGGGTCCCCGACGATTACGAAGTTGGTTTTGAAAAGGTCACTCATGGGACGGTCACAGAAACGATGTTCGACGCCGTGGTTTCACCGAAGTTCGGCTCGATACCTGTCACCTTATAAAAGAAGGTTCCAGGGCCCGGATTGTCAAGGAAAGTATTGGCGATAAGCCCCGAAACCTGAACGGCATAGGGCCCTTCCTCGACGGTTGCCCGGTAAACGATATACGCGTAGGCCCCGGGAACCGCGCTCCAGTCCAATTGGACGGAGGAATCCTCCAGGACGACGGCTTCCAGCGTCGGCCCGGCTTCCTGCGTGATGGGCAGGATTTCAAGGGTCGACACGGCAGTGGCAGCGGACGCGGACACGATGACCGCGAGCTGACAAATCAGCGGCGACTCATACGGAATCCTCAGCGCGCGCCGAGAAACTGGTTGTAGAGCGGCAAAGGTGTTCATGCGCCTCCCTGGCTCACGCGTTTCGGCAGGATTGCTTCCAACGCGTTGGCCGCTTTGCGCCGCGCGATGGTGGACGCGACCTTTTCCGCGCATTGCTGCGAGATTGCGCTGGTGTGCTGGCCAACGCCAACCTCGGTGAAGCCTTCCGCGGTGATGGACTCGGCACGAGCGGCGAAAAACAGCTCGGGCTCGCTAGGATGGTTCGCCTCAAAGTCGTCTTGCGCGGAGTCGATGGACGCCGCCTTGGTCGCCGCGCCGTCAAAGCGCACGAACCGCTCTTCCGTCTCGTCATCCTCTACGGAGCCGGAGTCGTCGAGTTTATCCGGGTCGGACATATACATGAGCAAGCTCGCGACCGCACCCGGGCCGGAGCCGCAAACGAGAAGCTGGAAGGAGTCGTCCTTCCATTCGCCATACGGCGAATCGACACCGCAACTTGAAAGCGGTTCCTCGGGAGAGGCGGAGCGCGCGTCTTGCGTGCGAACGTAGCGGGACTGCTTCTTCAGCCCGAAGATTCGGGTGTTCGTCGTGAACCGACGACCGAACCGCAACATCCCCTTGCTCGCCATGATTCGCTTGGTCAAAATCCGTTTGTATTTCCCGTTGTTGGTGCCGCCCCAGAACGCAGCGACATCAATCGTTCCTTTAAGCTCGGAGAGAAAGATGTCCGCGTAACGAAACTCTTTGAATTTTCCTTGGGAGCCTCCGGAATATCCGCGGAATTCTGCCCACCAGGAAATGTGGCAGCCGTCATCCAGCCGGTCGGGCGTGAAAGCCTCCCACAAACGGTTGACGCCGTCGATGTCTGCGCTGATATGAAATGCGCGCTCGCGACCCATGATGGTGCCCACATACCATTGCACGGGGCGGGTGCCGGTCCAGAAAGAGTTCCAAGCAGGCGCAACGCGACCTGCGCTGGGCATCGGCGAATTGTCGAGCACCCACGTGTGCAGATTTTTCTGACCCGCGTAGGGGACACTGAGCAACACATAGTTTTCATACACCGCACCCGCGACGCCCGAGAGGTCGGGGGACAAGTATGCTTTGCTGTCGCCAAGCTGCTGGTCGAGATACGGAATCGTCGAGGACACGAAAGCCTGAGCCGCGCTGTCGAACGACACCAAGCCGAAACGACTGAACCACCAGAGGTAGCCGCCCTGCGCAACGATGGAACGCTGAGAGACGCAGCCGATGTTCGGCAGGACCTCGCGTTGAAAGTTTGGAATCTGAATCCACTGCTGACGGTTGCGGATTCCGGCCTGAATCATCGACGTGTCGTTGCGGGTGAACACGAGAAGCTGCGACGTATCTGCCGCCGACACCATTGGATAGAGCGCGGTGATTTCGGACTTGAAAAGGAACGAAGCCGCAGTCGTGATGTAGAGCGCCTCGGTGAACGAGATTGGGTCCGCCGGGTCGCTGGCGAAAAGCTGATTGCTGCGAGCTACCCAGAGCCGGTCGCCAACCCACGCCATCGGACCGCCGACAGGGATTTTCGTTGCGCCTTTCTGATGTTCCGCGTCCGTGCCGTCGAAGGTCGCCGCCGCGGTGAAGCCGCCGTCCTGAATCACGAGGATTTCTTTCGGCTCGATAAGCCGGAGACTCCCGTCGGGATTGATTTGAACTGCCTTGGTCGTCTGGCAGAAATATGCTTGGGTCGCGGTCGTGGAGAACTCCAGGTCTTCGAGCTGGCGAAACTCCTTGTAGGGATATTCACTCACGTAGACCAGACCGTTCACCATGAACACGAGAATGGCCGCGCCCACGCGAGGCTTGAAGAACGTGAATCCCTGGAGCCGCCCCGCTGGCCACGCCGCGATACAGCGGTAGCCGGGGCGACACTGCACCTTCCCGCCGCGGTTCACGACATTCATGCCGCGCGCGTATTGGGAGGGCTGGAGATAGAGAGGATGCAGGTCGGAGTTTACTCCGCCCACGAAAATCCCGTCTCCGTCTTGGACTTTGTTGAGGGCCATTAGTCAACGTCGTCGAAGCCGTCGAGCTTGAGCCCGTTGCGGTCTTCGACCTGGATTGGATTGCCGACGGGGTTCGTCAGCACAGATTCTCGCTCGGTGAGCAGACGTGCGGCCTGCGCTTCAAATCCCATCGCGGTGCCCACGTCGTTCTCTTCGTATTTCTTCACCGCGCGCATTGCCAGGAGCAACGCCAAGCGGCTGTGAAGAAGGATTCGGTCGTTCCGAGTGTGGACATCCGCGGTCCGTTTCCGGTAGCAGATTCGCACCCAGTCGGAGCCGTGAGAGATTCGGATTCGACGATACGCGGGCCGAGTCTCATCCGGCTCGTAGATTCCGAGCAACGTGCCGGAGCTGGTCGCATTGTCGAACGAGCTGAGGCGGACATTGGCCACGGTCCGGTCTTTCACAATCCCGGTGATTCGTGAAACAACCGGGTCGGAGCTGGACGGGAGCGCGTAGCCGAAAATCGTTGGGACGAGCAAGCCGTCCATCCAGTCGCCGTTCACCTGCGTGCGGAGAGGACGATTCTGGTCGTCGAAGCCGAACACGCGAATCATTTTCCCCTCGTCCTCTTGGCTATCGAGGAACGCAATCAGTCGTGCAGGGCACGGGAGGTCGCGATACGTCGGAAAGCGACCGGTATTGAACCAGTCGAACCCGCAGGAGCCGGTGAAGTCCCCCGGGCCATTCAGGTGGAACGAAAACAGGTCGTCGTGGCCGAGCGCGGGATGCCCGCCGACATTCAGCGAGAGCACCGTCTCAACTTCGTTCGGAAGCGTGATGCACTTGTTCGACACACAAATGTCGAGGAAGCCCACGAGTGGGTCGACCTCGCCTTTGTTCGCGAGCAACTGAATGGAGTCGGAAATCTGCCGGAAGATACGAGGTTCCTTGCAGTGACCGAAAATCACCTTTGCTTCATCCCAGATGTCGTCGACAATGAACATGCTTAGTAGTCCTCGTCAGATTCTTTTTCCGAGTTCTCCTTCTCGACCTCGTCTTTGAGTTTGTCGAGATGGTCGCCGGAGTCTTCGTCGCCCTTTTTCTCCGCGGGCTTTCCGCCCTTAACAGATTCAATCGATATGATGTCGAGCGTGACGTTCTGGCGTTTCTTTCCGTCGCGGTCCTTGCTGTTGGACTCCGAGACTTTCTTGAACTTCACCGTCATGGTGCCAGAGTCCGGCAAGTCGTAGTCGTTGTTCCACTCAAGGTAGAGCGACGGATAGTGCGGCCCGTCTTTCGAGGGCATCGCGGGCTCGGACATTTCCTTCATGGAGATTCCGAGGTCAATAGGCATTTTGGGCATAGTGTTACCAGGAGATTGTGGCGACTCCGTTCGAGACGCTCACGGTGTAGCCGAGTGCAAGCATGTATGTGCGGACTTGCGGGAGCAACGGGCTCAGGTCCGCGCGGTCGAGCTGACCGATTTGAGTCTGGTCGAGCGGGATTCGAATCTCCGTCGGGGCAGATGGAGAATTGACCAGTACTCGATTGAATTCGTCGAGAAGACTTCGAATGAGGCCCTCCAAGAAATTCTTGGCAATCTCCGGCTTGGGAGACGACTGCACGGCGTTCAACAGAACGCGTTTCGCGTCCATCTTCTGTTTGAACTCCGCCGCGGTTGGGATTAGTTGTAGCATGTCAGTAAACCTTTCGAACCGCGATACCCGCGATTTCCATCAGGTGAGTAGTGTCGTCCCAATTGATGTTGAGGGCATCGAAAACCCCCGTGCTCTCGTCGAAGCTCCACGAGTTGGTGACCGTTCCGCCGGGAGCCGTAGAAGAACCAGTAACCGTTGCCCAGTCTGTTTGTCCGCCGAGCGACCCGTTTGCTTCCACGAGCATGTCGGTGAGGACGTGCTTGGAAAGAGAAAAGTTAATCCGGTCGATGTTTGTCGACCGCATCGCGACCGAGTATGTCACTGCGGTAGCGGTTGTCGCGGCAACCGGACGAGAGATTTCGAGCAACAAGATGGACCGATATGCTTCAGTCCGAGAATGACGACGACCATCAGAGCCCGCCCCGCCGCCACGGTCCGTCGTGGTGTTCACGCGGCGAGTCGCCCATCGCGTGCTCACACTTTGCAAGTATGAGTTCATCGAGGTTTCTGCCGTGTCCGTCCACAACGTCGGAGAACCAGCCCCGTCATAATTGATGCCGAGGTAATTGTCGCAGTTCTCGGAGTTGAAGCCGCGGAAATTTGTGCTGTTGCAGATTCCAATCGCGCCACTCGCATTGAAATTGCCAGAGCTGGTGAAACGCCAGATGATGGCAATCTGGATACGGTGCCATTCGCTGCCGAAGTGAAACTGTCGGATGTATTCTCCGTTGTTCAACTCCAGACGATTTTCCGTCTTGCCGTTCGCGACGGTGCGGGAAACAATGGTCCCGCCAGTGACGTTTCCATTAGCGCCCCAACCCACGCCTGCGCTCGGGGCGGAAATCGCGCCCGCGGAATAGTCATCAAAAGTTTCGAGGCACCAGCCATCCCGAATCTGAAAAGCGTCGGTTCCATTCGCGCCAGCGGCACCTGCTGCGCCAGTGGCACCGGTTGCCCCCGTCGCGCCTTTGTCGCCAGCGACCGTGATGTTCCAGTCTGCGCTGGACCCCGCGCCGCCGAAGTTGTCGGAGTTGATGGTGACTTGGGTGTTGTTCACCGCTGTCACCAAACCCTCGACGTAGTTTGCCGGGGTGCCCACGCTCGCCGCGCGTAGCCGTGTGCCGATTGCCCAGCCGAGGTTCGTGGCCGCGACCGTGTAATTGAAAGTCTTCGCACCCGCGCCGACCGCGACGGAGTCCGTCGAGGACCGCGTCATCTCCGCGTTCGACCCGTTGGTGCCGTTTGTGCCGTTGGTTCCGTTTGTGCCGTTGGT